GTCTTTCCATTCTTCTAAGGTTATAAACTTTAGGTTTTGACTGACGTAGGGGGCTGTTTCGCCTGATACGCCTACTGTAGTCATATAAAAGTCATCCCAATCTACATAACCGTAATCATCCACCAAAGACGAACTAGCGGCTTTGATTTCGTACCAGCGTTGATTGGCAACAGTTTCTACAGTTACATTACCATACAGCGGATCTGTTGAGCCGCTTTCACCTACAGAAAGAAAAGGCCACTGAGGTTCTTCAAGAACAATGTCAAGGTATGCTCTGTTGACACAATCTTGAGCGTGTGCTTGAAGACCAATAGCAGAAGAAAAATTACTAGAGGTTAATACAACCTCGTTCATTTCTCTTAGTAATTCATTTGTAAGCTGTAGGTATGTAGTCGCCATTATTTTTTATGAACCTTTTGTATTTCAAAATTAGCGTTTAGCGTTGCGCCTTTGTGGGGCTTAAACTTACCTGTATGCTTCATAAGTTTATAGCCACCCTTAGACTGTTTCATCCAGTGATACCCTTTAGGCGCGGCGACTTTCATCAGGGTTCTCCTGTTCGTTTCTGAGCTTTGGGTACTTTTGATCTCCTTGCTTTAAATAAGGAAACTGATTTTCTGTCATTTCAGCACACATACGCTCTTTTTCTTGGATAGACTTGTATTCTCGTTTTTCAACTTGAGTGGTCATTAGTTTGCTCCAGCTTTAGGCATAGCATCTGCTACAGTGCTTCCGTATACAGGCTGTGAGCCTGAGTGAACTTTACTGCCTTTTATATACATTGACCGTCCCATGTTGGCTTGCTTGCGATCCATCTTCGCCTCAGAACCATACATCATGCCGCTACGCTTTTTCTTTTTTTTGTCCATCCCGTAATCCATATTACTTCTCCTTCTTTCTAAAAATACGATCATAGTTATCTTCGTACTTTTTACGGTTTTCATACTTAAGGTACTGACCGCTTACCTTAGTTGTTCTTTTAGGACTCATTCTAATTGGCTGTTGTTCACTTCCAATCTGTGGCATTACTTATCTCCAGAAAATAAAAGGGGGAGTATTTCATCCCCCTATTAGTTTTAGTCGATGCCGTAGAAGGCAGAGACAATTGACTCGCCACGCAGAACCTTAGCACCATAAACGTGCAGGCCGCGAACGATATCACCAAAGCTAGACGGATCACGAATCACTTCTGTATTCACAATAGTCTGTGCAGTACAGGTGGATGAGATGTGTCCAGCAAGACACTTACCAGCCGCGTTAGAGGTCGATGCAATGTTGTTGGTCTTGTACATATCAAAACCACGCAACTTACCAGAGCTTACCAAACCATTACGGATGGAGCCTTGGCCTGCATTGAAATCAACGCTCAAGAGCTTAGAGCTACTTTGTACAAGTTGCTCATAGAACTCAGGATTAGCAAGGAACCAACGACCCTCTTCAGGTACGTTCTGCTCATCAAGCAGACGCGCCATGTGTGAAAGTACGTCGATAGGATCATGCTCACCAGAAGCGTAGCCAATGTCGAGGTTACCAGTACCGTCGAAAGTACCAGCCGCCAAGTCAGTAGCGTTATCAGAACCAAGGATATGGTTCGGAGAAGACGCAGGAACGCCAGCAAACATAGTGGCAATTACACCCTCATCAAAAGCATCACGCAATGCGTAAGCGGCTGAAGAAGATGCAACTTCCTTAAAGTTGACATGAGACATAGAAGTTTCGATATCGTCAACGATGAACTTGAATGCGTTCGCCGTATCGACAACGAGGTTGACTTCCTGATCGGTCAACTTAGTTTGAGTTACGTCCTGACCACGCTCATATTGGTAAACGGTGATTACCGGCTCTTTAATGATACGTACTGTATCGCCGTAAGCAGTAATTTCACCAGCATAGTCGGTGTTAGTGATTGCTTCCGCTACTGAAGACTTCCGAAAGAAGTTGAGTACCTTCTTGGAATAGACAGCAGGAAGGAAGTACGAGTTAGTCTGACCCGCTACAGAGTTGCCAAAGTTCGCATCTGTATCTGTAGACGGCTCAAAGTACTGATCTGATTGGTTATAAGCCATATTAAAAATCTCCTAAAAAGACAAGTGTTATCTTGCTACCCGTCCTTCTTCGATGGCACGATCAATTTCTGATTCGTAACGATCATACTCATCCATAGACAGGGAAGCAATTTCCCGTTGTGTCCAAATCTTGGCTTCGCGTGGTTCAACGCCGGTAGTCTTTGTTGATACCATATCAGCCGCATTGGACTTTGAAAGTTGTGACGGACGAGAAGATTTTTTAATAGCAATATTATTTTCCATCTTATAAAGATCTATTGCACGACTAGCTAATCCAACATTATCTGGGTTTTTGTAGATCCAACGCTGAATTTCTTCAGGCTGAGTCTTAGCCCATTCATGAAAGTTGTCATCACCCCTGATATCTTCAAAGTCAGGATGTCGATCTCTGAGAGCCGTTTCAGCATCACGCTTTGACATTTCTGCCTCACGCATTTCAATTACTGATAGCTTTTGTTGAAGAGCGTTCATCTGCTCCTCGCTTCTCATATGAGCAACTGTTTCGACAGTATCATATAGATCTGGATACTCTGATTTAAAGCGTTCAAGATCTTCAGCACTTTTTGGCGGTTGATACTGCGGTTGAGCAGATCGTGCCATAGCCTCTAGTTCTTGTTCACGTTGTTTAAACTCAGAGATCTTAGTATCGTAATGTTTTTTTAGATCGTCATACCTTTTTTTATAATTGGTACGAGGACGCTTTTCATCTTGAGGGGTTCCGGTATTTTCGGAAGTAGCCTCTTGTTCCTCAAAAAATAATGAATCTGCACTGCTAGTAGTTTCAGCATCATCTTCATGCCAAGATTTCTTTGCGTTGTACGGATTCGCTTGCTCTTCTTCACTCATGTCACTTCTCCTTTCTGGGGCTTGTTGTCTCTTCAAGGTGGCTGTGTTATTGCGCTTCTAACACAGGGTCTTGATACTACAAGGTGGCCTCAAGGTTATAAAATGATAAGGGGCTAGAGTTCTAGGTAGCCTTATCGGTTCATTAAGCTAGGCATACGGCTTGAATAAAGCATTTGACGTTCAATATCCTCTTCTCCATCCTTTGGAACTCCATACATTTCTTCAGGATTTACGAAAGGGTTTGTGCCAGCTTCACCGCCATTTGCCATGCCCATAAGACCGCCATCATAAGCACGTTCAGCATCGTCCATCATTGTTTGGAGATTGTCTGCGCCTATTTGGTCAGTCGCTTTTCTGGTGATTACAAACTCACCATCCGATAGCCTCGCGGGTATCGAATCTGATATGCCAGTACCGGGGCCTTCAACTTCCCCAGAACCAGCAAATTCTGTTGCATTAAGAATTACTTTATCTAAGATCCCTTCTAGTCTTGGATCTTCGTCTAGAACCTTAAATAAATATTCTTGCTCTTCGGGTTCTAATACTTCTTCTGCTACATAGTCTACAAACTCTTCTTCCATCTCATCGTCTGGAAGCATATCTTCAGCCTGTTGCATTTCTTCTTCTGGGCTGATGTTGTCGTAGGTATCTACGGGCATAGGGCCACCGTCAGCCTTTACTTCTCTTGGGCCTAGCGTTGCACCCATATTTGGAAGATCTGCACCGAAAATTTCTAGATCTTCGTCCGAAAGATTTTCCATAAACTGTCTAGCGCCTTTAGCATCAAGCCCTTCAGCATATTCAAAAATATCTTCAATGCTATTAAACATTTCAAGCTTTTTAGCTACGTCTGCTGGAGCCATACCACGAGCCATCTCAACCATATTATCTAAAGGCTCATCTGCCATTCCCATCTTTGCGGCTTGGCTTTGAGGCAGTTTAGAAACGACCATTTCATAATCTTCGTCTGAAAGTTCGTCTAATACTCTTGGGTTGTCTTCAACCATTTTAGATAGGTCTTGAAGAGCCTTTTCTTCGCCTACCATTTTTTTCTTAGCTGATTTGGTTTGTTTGCCTGTAAGGGCCGCTACAAGGTCTAGAATTGCACCACCTTTACCATATGCTTCACGCTCTGGAGGAACCATTAAAGATCCTCCCGCAGACAAAGGTTCTCTTGGAATGTGATAATAACGACTAGAGCCGTCTTCATCTTTAATTAAAACTCTTTTATATTTAGCATCAAACTCTCGTTGAAGTTTTGCATTTTCTTCTAAATCACCTATAAATGCTTTTCGTCTATTTTTAATTTTTTGTAATTCTTTTTCATTTTTTGCTTTTGACTCAGACAATTCAAATTCATTTAAAAGAGTTGCATATTTATCAACTTCGCCACCATCATTAAAAACTCCACGACCCTTTAGTACGTCTGCCTGAGTCACTTTACCATCGCCTGTTAGGTCTGGGAATTTTTTAGCCATCGTCATTATCCTTTCGTCTTTGATTTACTTGTTCTTTTAATGTAAGGAGGTTAGCCAGAGAACTCGCTCTCCCCTGCCTGCGGAACAGCTCCGGTTCCGATGTTTCCATCGCCAGTGCCTGTAACTCCAACATCCGTAGGTTCTGAAGGTGTTCCTTCAAGGGTTCCCATAACGTCTGGTTGTTCACTAATGGGGCCAGACTGTTCGCCAGTTGCTTGTCCAACATTATTTTGCATTCCTATAATCTGTGCGGCTATTGCCGCTTCTTCGGGATCGTTGAGGATTTCGTCAGGATCAAGATCCAAACTATACGCCAGTTCGCTAATAAGCTTTGACATCTTAACGAACGGTGCAATAGCTGGGTTTTGAGCCGTCTGAAGAAACATCGTCAACCGCTGACTTCTTACTTCTTTTTGCATGAGACTATTTGTACCCATAGCCTTAATCTCTAAATCACCAGCAGTCTTTAGATCTCCGTCAAAGAACTGCATATTCCATTGAAAATAGGATTTACCTAAAGGCTTTAATAAGAAATCATCAAGATTCTTTACGACTGTTTTAATGTTAAGCGAGGCCGCTCCAAGCAACATAGACATACCAGAAGCTGTACGAGTCATGCTTTGTACGCCTGTTTGACCATGTGAATAGCTAGGAATACCTGTTTGTTCATCTGCAAGCTGTCGGAACTTATCGAACATCATCAGATTTTCTTGAGATGTGTTCGGAAACTTTAAGCCATGAATAGCTTGGCCTTGCATACCCGACTGACGCCTAAAGACCTTGCCGGGATAAATTTCCATACTTTGTCCACCGACAAGCATCGTTTCATCTACATCAAACACCAACGAGCCACTAAGGGCTAGGTTGTCAATTGCCAGCCTTGCATGACCATTCATAATCTGCTGGCTGTCATTCATGTTTTCAGCTACACCTACACCAAAAAAACTGTAAGGGTTTCTTTCGTAGGGGAACGCATTGTAGGGAATACGGTGTGGCGTAAAGGGATTAATAACAGCCCTGAGTACAAGGCCATTACAAACCCAAGCATTAATCTGTACTTCATCAAGAACGTCTACCTCTTCTGGAAGTTCAATACCAACATCTTTAGCGTATTCTGCATCCATCAAACCCCAATACTCAAGAACTTCAAAACGACTAGCGCCCATCTCTGACATACGCTGATCGTCTTTTAGTTCGTACTCGTAGTCTTCTTCTGTGTAGTTGGGGCCAAGCATCATACAATCACGAATAGCATCTTCGTTAAAGTATGGCATCTTTCGTAATGTTCTAAGTTGAGAACGATTAAGCTTGTGACGATGTACTACATACTCACACTCTTCAATACCTGTAGCATTAGGATCAGGAAAGAAATCCCAAACGCTAACAAATTCAATCCTTGGCACACGCACCGCTGTAGGTGTGTAGGTTCTTCCATCTTCTCCATCTTCCCACCTATGTAATGTTTTATTAAAATTAAATGGGCCTTTTACAATACCAGTACCAAATAATGTAGATTCAAAGATGGCATTGCGTAGTTCTGTAGAACCACCTGACTCGTCAATCTGATCGTGAATAAGTTTTTCCATATTTCTCGCGGCTTCTTTAGCTGGAGAAATTTCAGGAACTTCTGGAACAGGAGAAGGGCCTTCCTCAAAAGAAACATTTTCAGCAGTTTCAAAATCTTCAAATATGCCTGCACCACTAGAAAGCGTAGCTCCGGGCTTTAATACTTTACCATCCCCTGCATACCCAATACTAAATGGATCTTCTTTTTCTTCTGTTGGCTGTGCAGAAACTGCTGTTTCAATTCCGGGTGAGCCTTCAGAACTAAGGTGCATATACTCACTAACGCCTTCAGGCAAAGGAGTATGTGACACACCAATTGGGAATTTACCTGTACCAAATACTACATCAATAAGCTGTCCAAAAGCCGCAAGAACTTTAGTCTTCGTAACTTTAATAAACACACGAGACTTTTCAGATTCTCTGAATCTTACATTCTTTGGATAGATTCCACGGAAGTTGTGATACGCCGTAATCCAACGGTTTTCGTCAGAGTCTCTAGCCATCTTAGAGTCTGCAAACCTTGCTTCAATAAGGCCAGCAAGGTTTGATTTGACTTGAGCATCTGCATTAATAGACAGACCATCTTCACCTTCTACTGATTCAAAGTAAAGATTGTTTGCACTATCAACTATAGTGTTTTCTTCTGCCATAGTTTTACGGTAGCGTTATAAAGTCAATTACAAATGTAACTGTAGTTGCGGCAGTTGCTAGGTCGCTTGCTAAAGGCTTTAAACGAATGTGTAATGTTCGCTCTGAAGAACTTGCCAAAGAAGCGGCAAGTGTCATAGCCTCTGAAGTTGCAGGGCCACCACTCATGTTTGCAAACTTATTAGCTACTGCTGGAAGGCCATTTTCAACAATAAATAAAGGCGTATTCGCGGCGATTGTTACAGCACTACCACCATCGTCAGCAATTGCTTTTTCGTCAATAATTTGACCACCGCCAGCGGCAGTGCCAAGATCAAAATCAATATCATCGCCAGAAGAACCACCTGTTACAAGGTTTCCTGCGGCAATCATAATAATATTTTTAATGGACGTACCGGCTGGTTGCGTAAAGCTAACGTCATAAGTAGCGTTTGCTGTTACTGCAATTGTGCCTGTAGTGGCTGTGGCTTGTGCGCCCACTCGTGTTGCAATAGCACGAACATCCCCAACACTGGGGACGCCTACATTGTCGCGTACATCAATAACTCCGGGTAGTGCTGACATAATGTTTCTCCTATAAAGGTGTTAAACTAACTAAAGAATATATAATACTAAAACTAATTACTATACCTAATGTATAAATACCCCAAGTATTAAAGGGTCGCCAAATGTTAGAGTGCTTTCTCAAAAAATACTCCTGCATAATTGCCGCGTTTTTCTACGCCAATATCTAAACTGTCATTTATGCTTTTAGTTGCACGGAGAGATGAGGCTCTATTTCCACGTTTATCTGTTGAAACTTCACCACGAACTTTAAAGCCTTGTTTTTTATTTGTATAGCTTGCACTAACACCAGCCCTTTGATAATCTTGATTGCCTGATGCTGATAAAGAAAGATCTAAATCACCTACAGATTTATGAGCAGATACTCCACCCATATTATACATATCTCTTTTTTTCTTCATATTAGTATCCAAACGTCCCATCTGCTGGTTGATAAATAGTTTCACGATGTAATTGACGCATACGACTAAACGTATCGTCTATGCGCGGCCTAGACATAATAAGATACCTTAACGCATCATACGCATGGTCTTGTGCGTGGGTGTCTACATCTTCAGGGTTGCTTTTATCCAGAGGAATACTTTGCAGTTCGCGTATCAGGTTAGGACAAGTATTAAATATTTGTAATTTGGGCCTTCCGCTTTGCTGAACCTTCAAGTATTCGTGGATTTGAATTTTTCCTGCAACTCTGTTCTTATCTGCTCGTCTTAGCTTATGTCCAGCCTTTACGAGCGTTTCTCCAACTGTTGGGCCTGTTTGCCCTGTGCGATTCCAGCAGGCAGTATCTAATACGCCCGGAACGCTCATTGGATCATTTAGTTCCATTTCAGTAATCAGTTGAGCTAGGTCTGTAGCTAATAAACCTTTTCGATAAAGTTCTCTATATATTATTAACGTATTATCGTCCCGATCTATTGCACCCCAGACACAAGCTGATTCTGAAGCATATCCATAGTCAATCCCTTTTATACGATCCCAGTGTATTGGAATTTCAAAAGGATCAACAATATGTACATTTCTATCAAACTCTGTAAAGGCCGCACCTTCTGCAACCTCCCAATCACCTTCTAGTAGCTGTCGCCGTTGCGTAGGTGGCAACGCCTTCAGCATCTGTTCATAACGACCATCGTGTGCTAGGTATGGATTATCATCTAACCTAGCAGGAATAAACTTACGGCTTAGGCCGTCTGAGCCTTCAAAAGACTCGTTGGGTGGTGAAGGAGTAATATATCTTTTCTTTACCCAATGCGCTCCAACACCACCGGGGTTAGCGGTACACCGCATATATGGTATAATCTCTGGGTCTGTTGTACGCAAGCGCGAAGCCAAGTAGTTCCAAGAAAACTCTGTAGCTTGGTGCGTAATCTCATCAAACCCAATCCAACTATACGCTTGTCCTTGGTATCGATAAACATCTGCATCTCTCTCCAAGAATCCAAATTCTATTTTAGCTCCAGACGGAAAGTTCCAGAGCTTTTCTACTTCTTTGTACTTACAACCGGGAAAGGCTTTCGGGTAGAGTTCACGAGACTTGTCTATTAGCTCTCGTAACTCTGGCATAGAACGCCGCAGGATTAATGCCCTATGCGCTCCC